TGCTCTGCTGAAATCGTGCGGCGCAGTGCCAGCACGCAAAACACCGCTGTCAAGAACAGCGTTACAATGGACTTTACATCAATGAGTTTCGCTAACTTCTGCTTCATGGTATACCTCCTTTGTGATCATCTCATACTCCTCCGCAGTTATCCACTTGCCGACGGCATTATAGACCCTTTCTGACGACCACAGCCCACGCTCATAGTAGTCTTTGACTTTATGAAAGTTCTTGCTCATTTTCGCATACCTCCTCGCTTTCATTGTCCAACTCCACGCCACACATCATAGACAGATAGTCCATGTTGGCTGCAAGCTCGGCACTTTCCGCTCTTTGTATGGCGTTTCGTTTTTTTTCTTCTATCAACTGTTTTTTTATGGAAATATATTTAAACATGATTATCCTCCTCTCACATCACACGATGCAACAAGCCGGGGCGAGCCCGTAACTGCCGCTCGCACCGTTGCCGCTGATAGCTCCTGTCGGGATGACGTTACGCACGTGGTTAGCGTCGCCAGTGAAAGGAGTACGCAGCCACCAATAGGATGGCGTGCCGTTACTTTGATACTTAATGCGGTTCGTGTCGTTGCCATCGTTTTTGCTCGCAAAGTCTGAGTAGTTTTTATAGTATGGGTACGCTGCACCCTCATCAACGCTATTTTCAAAATTTCCGTAAACTTCGGAACGTGAAAGCAAGAATATTTTCTCCGTGCTTGTTTTAGAACCTCCACCGTCAGTAAGTGTGTTGAGCGCCGTTACTTTCGTGACCTCGCCGAGAACTGAAATGAAATCGGGGTCTACGCCACGCAGAAAGCCGCTTTCAGTGTCTGCCCAGAACGGCTTGTGTGAAAACTTGCTCTGCCTCGTCCACGTTCCGCCAGGAGCGGCAGAGCTGTTAAGCCTCATTCTGAGATCACTCTCAGCCCAGTTGTTAGAGCCATATCGAGCACGCTGAATGTGATTGAGGTCTGACACGGTGCCGTCTGCCGTTCCGAGCGACGTTCCCTCTGAGCCCTCCTGAACAGATACAGTTTCAATAACCGCACTAGCATTAGCATTAACATACGTCGAAACCTTTGTAGCTGACGCCTGCTGCTGATATGCCCACGGAAACATAATCTGACCCGCAGCGGGTACAGGTTTTGTAATCGTAAACTGATATGTTTTGCCTCCGCCGTTTTCCATGTCATATCCCGCAGGCAATGTAAAATTGTATGTCCCCGCTGGAAGTTCCTCTCTAGCATAATATATAGCCTCCGTGCCGTCGAACTGTATGTTCTGATAGAGATCGTGAAGCTGCAATGTGATAGAGTGCTTGAACTGACTATCGGCGGGTGTGTCGTGATCTATGCCAATTACATCAAATACAAATTTGTTAGCCGTTTCGTGCACCACAACAGCGTCGCCAAGTTTAGCTGTTCCAGCCACAGTGATGCCATATGCCGCAAGTGATACCGCCGTGTCTCCATAGTGCCAGTCAGCACCGTCATACACAAATTCATAGTCGCCATTATGTGCCGTGCCGATTTCATTGATAAACGTATCGGCGTTGACCGTTGCCGATGTGATACCAGGTGTTTCGCCATTCGTGTTGCCAATAGTCGCAGTTATTGCAGTTTCTTTTTCAACCACGAACTGGTCGCCGATAGAAAAATACTTGTCTGCCAAACCCAGGCGGACAATAGCCTGCACATCTTTCCAACTTTTTGGCGTAAAGCCGCCCTCTTTGCCTGCAATAAGTGTCAAAATGCGGTTTGTCTCCTGCATTGTGCTATCTTTTACCAAATCGATTTCTGTCATCATGATTCCTCCGTTTCTGCGTTGTATATCAGCGTTACGCTGTTATCTGCATTTAATTTTAGCATAAAATCTTTTTTCGACAAACTATCAGCCACCGCCTGTGCTGTCTGTGCGGCAGTTTCAGCGGCTTTGCGGTCTGTGGCGACCTTAGCGGCGTTTTCTGCCACTGTAGCTTTGTCAGCTGTCACCTGTTCTGCCAACGTCTGCACCGCCTGCCTGTCTGCCGCAGTGCTGTCGGCATTGGTCTTGGCGGTCTGTGCGTAGCCTGCTGTAGCGGTCTTGTCGGCTGTGGTCTGCTGTGCAGATGTAGATGCTTGGGCTGCGGATATCTTGGCGGCGTTCTGTGATGTAACCGCCTCAGCACGTGCGGTTTCTGCACCCTGCCTTGCAGTGTCTGCCTGCGTAGCGGACGTTTCAGCCGCTGTCTTTGCGGTTTCAGCACGGCTTGCAGCCTGCGTTGCCGTATCGGCTGATAATCCTGCGGTGGTAGCTGATTTCTCAGCATTTTCAGCAGACGTTGTCGCCGTTTCTGCGGCAGTGACGGCTGTCTGCATATCTGCGTGTGCCTGCCTGCCTATGGCGTCTATGCGGTCTAGTGCGTCCATAGACACGCCAGGTGACGGGATAGCTGTGTCACCGATTGCCGCACCAATTCTCAGGCGGAATATGCGTGATTTTTTAACTAAAATATACTCATCGCCTGACAGCTTTTTTGCACATATCTGACAGCTGACTGTCTGCGCTGAGCGCAAGACATCTGCCGTAGGTGTCCACTGTCCGCCTGTGATATCGACCTCATACTGAACACCGTCACCGTAGTCTATCGTCAACACATAGCGGTTTGCTCCGTCTATCTCCATGCCCTCAACCAACACGGGTCTGGCGTTTGTTTCACCTACATAGCCTAGCAAGGCTGTGCTTAGTGTTACGTCGTAGTCTGTGTTTAGTGTTATCGTCATTTAATCACCCCTCTATTGCAATGTAGTCAACATAGTACGTGCCAACAGGAACGTTTTCCAATGTTGGCCCGTTATTAGCTCCCATGCAGACACTCATATAGTATGACGTTCCTGACCCATAAACGTGGGTGCAGTAGTTCTGATATGGTGTTGGTGTGCCTGTCTGCCGTAGCGTTGCTATTACCTGTTTAGGTGCAAAGGTCAGCCCAAGCGGTATCTGCATTAGAGCATTTGCTTTCGTCATATTGTATTCCACAGTACCATAGTGTATCTTGCCGGCTCGGCTCAGTATCTCATCGATCTCTTCACCTGCGTGTTGCATAGGATAGTCATTTTCAGTGATATCCTGCGCCAGTGTCAAATTTTCATCAGCCATTATCTCGCCCCCTTAAAGCTGTTCTTCTACCGACAAACCTACCGCCGAAATATCGGCACTCAGTCCGCCGTCAAAGTTAAAACCAAGATTTGTTATCGGTATATCATAGCTGTCTGTGCCGTTGGTGTATGTCACCACGTCACCTATATCGAAACGTGGGTCACCAAGTCTGTGGTATAGCTCAGTGGTGTACCACGAAAAACCTCCTATCCTGCGCCACAGAGATTGTAGCAAAGACTCTGTCATGTACGGATTTTCAAACTCTAGCACACGTCCTTGCGTGGTATCTGTCACACCAAGCGACAGCGTTACATCATCACTCACTTTGCAGATAATGCCCACGATAACGTTTTGTCGTTCGCTAAGAGTAGGCAGGTCTATTGTGTTGTTGTCAAGCGTTTTCACCGGTTTGCCATACCACTTTCGGACGTACTTTCCGTACCTGTCAACATACCCAAACTCGCCCTGAGCAGAAGCCAGATAGGACAACATCTGGCGCATGGTCACGTCTTTCGGTACTGAGCTGACCTTGAAGTAAAAGTATTTTGAGTACAGCACCTTGCCATTCTTATCTATCAACCTTCTGCCATTCTTGTCACGCAGTAGTCGCACCTCTGTGTAGTCATTGCCGTTCTGCATTCCTAATTGTCTGCAAATGTCGTCCTCGACTGCTTTATTCCAGTTTGTCATAGGAATATGCGGCACATATGGCTTATCCGAAAAGTACAGCTTATCCGCCATTGTCAGCTGGACGCTGCCTCCCGACTTTTTCGACTTCACGCAGGTGAAACGTCCCATTGGTATCTTTTCGTCTGCAAGTATGCCGCTAGTTTCGTAGTCTACGAGATACAGATATGTGTCATACTCTTTACCAAGAAACGCTGTTTCAGTGTCACTTATGGTCATGTTCCACGATTGTGAGCATACTGCGCCCAGCTCGATGTCGTCTGAAAGGCTTGTTGCCTGCATGGAGCTATCAGCTGACATAATGCTATCGCCTGATATAACGCCCTCTGCATTCTCTATCCACAAACGCCAAGTACGGCAATAACTCTCGATACGCTGAACCACAAGCTCCCCTGTTTTGTACATCCAAACGCCCCCTTACTGCATTATCAAGTCCACCGCAACGCCTTTGCAGAACTGTTTGTTCTCATCCCAGCCGAAAACCTCATAGGTGGGGTCGCCTGCATAAACGTTAAAAGTGCTTTCCTGAAATGTTTCGTCAAGGAGCGTGATACTGAAAAACGGTCTGTCAACGTTGGAGATATACTCATTGAGTTTTGCCGTCTCCTCGCTTGTGAGATGATACCATTTCAACGTGACAGTTTTCTTTATGGCTCTTATATCGCCCACCATTTTGCAGTTAGCCGTCCGCCCTGCATTGTTCGACCATATCTTGTTGTTTGTAAAGCTCACTTCCGCAGGTGTGGCGACCCTTTCGCTGCCGAATATAAGTCCTCTGCTTTTCATTTTCTGCACCTCCTATGCCCTTATTGGCGACCTGCCGTTGCGTTTGATATAGTCATTGATATCGTCAATAACTATCTGTGTGATAGTTCTGCCATTGAGCGTAAGCGGTATGGTAACGCTTATCTTCTGATTTCCGCCTGCTCCGCCGTAAGACACAAGAGCCTGCAAAACAGCCTGCGTGATAGTATCAAGCGGTGTCTCGATATTTGTGCCACGCTTCTGATCACCGAGAACTGCAAGAAATTCAGAGTTCGGCGGTATCACTGCACCTTGGGCAAGTTTGGGTATTTCGGGGATATCAATTTGGCTTAGGTCAAAGCCAAATGTCTGACCGCCAAGATCACCGGGAAGCCAATCAGGTGTTGTGAAGCTCAGCTCGTTTATGCCGTCGATTATCCAATTCAAAGCGTCCTCAACTGCACCTGTCAGACCATTTATAAGCCCGATTATCAAATTAATAGGTGTTTTTGCTATGTCAACAAGTGCGTCCCACACGCCTTTGAAGATCTTCTTTACACCCTGCCAAGCTTTTTTCCAATCACCGGTGAACACTCCCGTTATGAACAGCACAACGCCTTTAAGTGCTGAAATGATGTTCTTCACGGCGTCAATTATATTGCTTATGACATTGCCTACTGTCTTTATTATCTTACCAAGCACACTGCTGACTATCGGTCCAAGTATGCTCACAAGCCAGTTCACAACAGGTGCTATGGCTTTGTTGTAAATGCTCAGAACGCTTGTGATAAGTGTTCCAACAAAGTCGAGAAACTCATCAAGCAGAGGTTTCAAGTGCTCCGTCCAAACGCTGTCAGCCACGTCCATGAGCTTGTCAAACACAGGTTTCAAGATCGTTTCCCACAGATTGAGGAATACGTTCTTTGTGGTGGTTATGCCCTCGTTTATGCCGTCAAATATAGGCTGTCCCCACTCGTTCCAAAAGTCTGAAATACTCTGCCAAGTATCGCACCACAGTGTTTTCAAGGCGTTCAACACAGGCTGTGCAACGCCGCTCCACAAGGTATCGAAGATCTCTTTTATGTTGTCAAACAGTACGCCTAGCGTGTTCCATACCTGCGTGCCAAAATCCGCCATTAGGGGTAATCCTACAGTGAGAAAGTTTTGCAGTATAGGGAACACTGCCACATTCCAGATATCAGAAAACACCTTGTTGAAGCTGTCAAAAAGTCCTATGCCTATCTTGCCAAGCGTGCTGAAAGCGGTCTGCATAAGCGGTGTAAAATCGTTTATAAAATAAGCTTTGAGCGGTTCGGAAAGTGACTTTATATCGCTGAAAACTCCGCCGAGTATCTGAGCAAGTTCAATGCTCTCTCTTTCAAGTCCGCTCCATATATCAGCGAAAACAGGCTTAAAATTCTTATCAAGATAGTCTGCAAGCTTTTCAAACTGAGTTCTTAATGATTTGAAAAAGTCAGACAGCTTTTTATCTGTCTTTCCCGTATCCACCTCAACGCTAGTCCCGGAAGGCTGCATTATCTCCCCAGCTCCGCTGACCCCAGTGCTGTCTGACTTGCTCTCATCATTCAGCTTGTTCATCTGGTCAAAGCTTGCAAGAGATCCTTCCTGTGCCTCCTGAGTCTGTTGTGCATTGTCGGCTATATCGCTGTAATTATCCTCCACCTGAGAGGTGCTTTTCACTATGCTTTGAGCCTCGTCTGCACTGTTGCTTAGTTCAAAGCCGAACGCTTCTGAAAGTGCCCTCGCTGCCCCCTGTGCCAAAGCTATGAGCTGTGAAAGCAGACTGTTTATCGCCTTGACAGCAGGCAGAAGAACGTTCATCAGCACAGTGCCGATAGTCGCTCCGAACTCTTTCCATTGTTCAGAAAGTATTCTTGTCTGGTTCGCCCAGCTGTCAGACGTCTTTGCAAAGTCCCCATGTGCAAGAGCCGTTTGTGACATAACGTAATTGTATCTCAGCTGGACTTTTTCAGCCTGCGACATATCGGCAGTTGATTTCGTAATACCCTTTGAAAGCGCATACGCCTGCAAGTTGGCGTCCGTCATAACAATACCGAACTGTTTGAGGGTCTCAGTTTCGCCTGTAAAAATTGATTTCAGAGCCGTGCTTGCCACGTCCTGACCAACGTTATAAAATGACGCCATATCCGCAGACAGCCCCGTAAGAGCCATAGCCATATCGCTTGCACTGTCATTGGCAAGCCCCATTCCTGCCGCCATTGCCATAAAGTTTGAGCCTGTCTGCTTTGCGGTGAGCTTTGAAATGCCGTAGGTCTTAACAGCCGTGTCAGCGAAGTCCTCCATTTTCTGCTTTGATTCACCGAAAGCCGTGTCAACAACGTTCTGAACTTCCGCAAGGTCTGAGGCTGTTTCTATTGACTGCCTGCCGAAGTCCATAAGTTTCTTGACGGAGAATGCTGCCGTCACAGCCATTGCAAGGCTTTTAAGCTTTGGCTTGATATCCCCCACCATATCGGAAAGACTTTTCAAGCCCTTTTCAAAGCCCTCGCTGTTTATGTTGGTGTCAAAATTCAAACACCCGTCAGCCATTGTCATTCACCTCCCGTCAGTTGTTTCAGAAACTCTTTGTCCTCGTTTTCAGCCCTCTGCTCTTCTGCTGAGAGCTTTCGTTTAAGGTCTATCATATTGCGGTGGTTTCTGTAAAACTCCTGCTCGTATTTTTCAAGCTTTTTGCCCTTGTTAAGCTTTTGCCGTATGCCTATAACAGACGAAAAAAGCCCCTCGCCTATCTCATTGAAATAGCCAAGAAAAGTCCACCAATGAAGATATTTTACCGTCCTCGTTTCAAAGCCTGCCGCCTTGTTCACCGCAGGAAAAATAATACTCTCGTCCTGCTCCCAATCAATAGTCTTTGCAGGCTGAACGCTCTCCTGCGGAACATCTCCACCGCCCACAAACCAATAAGCCTTGTTGACAGCCTCCTGCAAATGTTCTCGTGGGATATCCTCAGCGTAAAGGCATTTAAGACACACATAGCACTTTTCACGCTCGTCAAGTTCAGGGTCTGCAAAGGCTGAATAGATACGCAGGATTACCCGAAAATCCGAGTGTATGGCATACTCTCTGCCGTCTATTTCAAGGGCTGTTGGCAAACTGCCTATCATTTCAGCAGCTCCCTGAGTAGAGCCTTTTTGTCCTCGTAAGAAAGCTTCGCCACATTGACCGCAGGCTGAGCAACAACGGGAGCTATGTACTTCTCCACCTTTTCTTCGAGCTTTATCTGAGCCGCAGTCTGTGCTGACTTTATCTCCTGCACCACCACCACAAGAAGCGCTTCAAGGAAATTCACAAGCACAGGCTTGCCGTTTGAAGCCACAGAGAACACGTTCACGCTTCCGAGCGCCGCCGTACACACATCGGTTCCAAATATGTCATTGACCATTTCTCTTGCACGCTGGTCATACTCTTTGAGAAGCTGAGTTTTATCCTCTTTTTTCTCACGTTCTGACACTTCTTCTGCGATATTGTCAGCCTTGTTCATAGCGTCCTGTATCCTTGTGATGATACCAACGTCTGACACGTTTATCCTTATCACTCTGTTCTCGTCGCCGTTTATAGCATACTCTTTGTAATTGCCACTGTTAAAATCTATTGACTGCATTGACATTTCTATCGTCCTTTCTGTATTATGGCAAACAAAAAGCACTCCGCTCTGAACGAAGTGCTTTCATATGTTTGTCATATAGTTTATTCTTCCGTAGTCTTTGCAAACGTTGGCACGCCTGCCGCAAAGGTGACAGAGCCTTTCACTCTGTTTCCTGCAAAAGTGCAGTTGAACGGGATATTTACGCCACCCTGCGGTCCGCCATATGACTGCGGCTTGACTATGACATCTTCCATCCATGCGTCATACGCACCTGTGGTCTTGTCAACGATGACCTCGAGAACACTTGTCTTGCAGGCGTCGCCCGTAAGACGATTCATCATGATATCCTTAAGCTTTTCGTAAAGTGCGTCGCTGGGCTTTGCATAGAATGTGTCAAGGTCGAACTCAGGCTCATAGCCGTTGTCCTCAACTGTGGTTTCATCAAGGATATTCTTCTTTGTGGAAGTGTCAGGGTTGAGTGCCACACTTGCATCCTCAACGTCCTTGCCGAGAAGATACCAGCTTGGTGATGAAGCGACCGCTGCGAATGTAGTGTCAAGATAATGCAGAAGATGACTTCTGTTGAGCTTTCCACTCTTGTATGAATAATCAGGCATATGTTTTCCTCCTTTTATATCTGATACTGTGCCGCTATCTGCAATTGATACTGCACAGTATCGTTTGTGTTTTCATTTGGTATTGCGTATATCATTCCATTTGCACAGGTGAGCTTTTCAAGAACGCCTGTCCTTTCCTCGTCCTCTGTTATGGTAGTGAACGTGGTATCTCGGTGCTTGTCTGCATAGCTTTCAAGCCACATCTGCAATTCAAGCAGCACACCGCTGTTTGACATTCTGTCAAAGTCGTTCATAGACTGATACACAGCATAGAGAATGAAGTTGTGCTGTCTTGTCTGACCGCCCAAAATATCAGAACTTATAAGGCTGTCGCCTGTCGAGGACAAGCCGTAATTTGTTGGCGTATCATCGGTAAAGTCGATATGAATATCGTTGCAGACCTCCGATATTTTCGGGAATTGCTGCAAGATATCTTTCACAAGCTCGATTATGTTCATTTCGCTTTGCCTCCCATTATCGCCGCCGCTCCTCTGAGTATCTGCTTTTTTTTGTCGGCTTTCATTCGCTCAAACCAAAGCTTACCGGCAAGTGGTTCTTTAAAAGTGCTGTAAACAAGGTCTTTGTCCGTCAGCACTTTCTTTTCTCCATGTCGGGCGTATGCCGAGCCTGTAACAGAGGATACCATAAGCTTGCCGTAATACTGATAGCGTGCGTAAGGTGCAAGATACTGTATCTTGCCGCTGCCTATTTTTGTGCCTCTCGTGGCAGACTTTCTCAGATTAGTGCTGAGAGTAGGTGTATACTTCACCATATGCCTTATGCACTCGGCGTCAATGAACTTCTGAGCCTTGTCAAAGCGTTCTGAATACTTGCCTGCAAAGGACTTATCCCAAGTGATAGCCCTGCTGTCCATAGGCTGACCGATCTTCATTTCACGCTCACCTCCATATGTGGCAGACCGCCGAACATATAATCATCAATGCTCATTACCGTAACAAAGTCATACTCCGCACGGAAGATTTTCATGTTCTCAGATATGCTCTGCGGCGTTTGATTATCGAACTCAAACTCGCATTTTCCTCTCACAAGCATATCCTTTGCAGGGGTTTTCGGTGCATTATCATCATAGAAATACACCCTTGTGCTGTCTGAGGTCTGCATACCGCTTTTCACGATACTTCCCGACCTGTTTTCGCACCAATAAACTTTCTCTGCATATTTCCGCACAAATCCCTCTGTCTGCTTGTCGAAAAGATACACCGTGCAATCGCTGTTTGCAAGCATTTATCTCACCCCTCTGTAAAGCAGCCCTGTTCCGCTGAGCCATTTGTATACGATATCGTGAACGACTCTGTCAGCGTTCTGCCTGCGGATATCTGAGCTTTCATATGACTTTGACCAGCCCCCAACGCTTTCGGAAGATACCCCCTGAGTGCCGCCCTCCTGCTCTGCCTTGAAAATATTCTCCGCAAGCTCGCAGCAGCACATTTTCACTTCTTCGGGGATATCGTTCTCGTCAACGTTGTCAAGGGTATATTGCTTCATAAGGCTTGTGGCTTGCATTGCATAGAAGTCAAAAGCGGCAGATATGTCAGGCTCTTTGCCGCAAAGATAAACGCCTATATAGTAGCTCTCGCTTGCATATGCTTTCATACTGCCGCACCTCTTTACTTCTTGAATCTTGCAAGCACTACCTTTGACTGGTCTGAGATAGCCACAGTGTAATGCTTGTCAGCAGATATGTCTGTACAGCGTTTCCTGCTCTCTCTTTCAGTCTCAACGTTGGTGTCACGCTTGAGGTAGATAGTCAGAGCTGATGTTTCGTCCTCTGTTTCAGTATCAGCGTTGAGCTTGATGATAGGGCATGTGTAGAAAGTGCCTGCCTTGACAGCGGCGTTCTTTACAACATAGTCCCCCACCTTTGGAGCGTAACCCTCTGCACAAGGCGTTACTGAGCCGAGCTTTATCTGTGAAGTACTTGGTGAAGATGTACTGTCGGCAACAACTTCCTTTGCACCCTCTGCATCGCTGTCAACTCTCACATACTGTTCTGGGATAGCCTCGTTAAGTGAAACTTTCTTTGACGGAACGATACGGCAGTTCGCTATTTTGCCTATCTCGCCTGTCATGACCACATTGCCGTCATACTTATCGGCAGAAATGAAGTTCGGGTCCTTTCTAAGCTGTGAGTTCTGATGAGGATTAATAAACATAGCCTTTTCGGTGTTCAGCTCTTCATTGAACTTGTCAACAGCGTCAACAATGCCGCTGTAAGAGATAGCAGAGGCCGAGCCGTCATAGATGAGCTGAGCTTTCATAAGTGCGTCCATGCTGTCTGCGTCCACCTTAGAAGCGATAGACATTGCAAGCTGTGAAGTCGCCTGACCTACAGGATTGCCATAGCCACTGAGAACAGCCTCGTCGGTTATCTCCACCGCTTTCATGGCTTTCTTTACCTTAGCCTGAGTGGAGTCTGTTTCAAGCTTGACAGTTTCGGCTTCAACGCCCTCTGCAACATCAACTGCGTCGCCGATATACTTATACTGCGGCACTGTGATAGTGTCGCCAGGCACGCCAACGAGTGTTCTGTCTATCTTCGCAAAGGGAGATACAGTTATCTTAGACTCTATCTTTGCGTCGATCATATCACTCATTACCTCAGGATCGATAAGGTCGGTGATCTTTGTCTGCTCTGCGAAATACTGCATAGAAATTCTAATGCCATTTGTCATTTTCATAATATCCTATCCTTTCAACTGTTCGTATTTTTCGGGGTCTGTTCGTTTAAGTTCCAGCCTCTGCATATACCCCATTTTTGCAAAGGTTTCCTTGCTCACTTCACCTGCGGCAGGCGTACCTGTGGGAGCAACCGGGTTCTTGATAGGTTCGGAACTTTCAAAAAGATAATCGTTATCTTTCTTCACGTTCTCTATAGCCGTCTTGATATCCTCAGCCTGATTTTTGGAAGCTTTGAGAGTTTCCACATCAAGCAAAGCTTTAAGAGCCTTGACGTTTCTTGCCTTGCTTGCCGAGATAGCGTTATCAAGGGTAGCGTCAAACTCCATATCAGATATCTTCGCCTGATACTCGGTATCTTTCTTAGCAAGGTCAGCGGTGAGCTGTGCGACTTTGCCGTTAAGCTCCTTGACGTCCACGCCCTCAAATTCTTTGAGAGAGTTCTGTGCGGTATCAAGGCTGTCCTTATAGTTATCACGCTCCACCTCAAGGCGGCTTTTTACCTTTTCAAACTCAGCCACAGTCTTATAATTCTCTGCCACCTGTTTTGTGATGTCCTGTTTCTTGTCCTCAGGGATAACGATACCCAGAGCGGCAAGGATCTCAAAAATGTTTTTCATATGTTTGTCCTTTCTACATAGCTTATATACCGCTCTGTCTGCGGTGTGAAAGTCTGACAGTTTAACGTCATATCAAGGACGAAATGGTATGAAAAAAGCACCCGTTAAGGTGCTTAGTTCCGATATTTGGTTATAAAAATACCGCCCGACCTTAGTCAAGCGGTAAAATTATCATTTGAAATACTCTGTAAGTTCAACTTCTGAATCAATGTACACAGCGTCTATATAATAACTGTTGTGTACGATTATCTTCTTTCCGTTTAATTCATATATCTGCGTTTGTGAGCCGTCAACATCTGTCAGCATATCGGACCGTTCAATGCCTGGGATATGCTTTTCCAATGCTGCACATTGCTTATCAAAAATTTCTTTGTCCGCAGCCGTGCAAATATTGTATTCATATTTTTTCATTGCTGATCATCCAATCCATACCTTTTATCTACTGATCTTCGTGTTTTTACAGCGGTCTTCAAAGTGTCTGCTATAGCTTCTTCTCTGCTCATGTTTTTTCGTACCATTTTATTTGATATCAAGTCTTCAAAAGAAATGATAGGTTCGGTCTGGTCAAGGGTTTTACGAGCTTTTTGATCTTCCATTAACTCTCTTGCCTGAAAGCGATACTTGTTACGCAGTTCACAAGCTTGTCTTGCCTGTTCTTCAATAGACTTGCTTTTGTCGATAAGTTGAGGGATATTTTTGTTATGGTGTCTGTACCACTTTCGCACGTCTATATCAGACATCTTACCTTTCATATCAATTATATCACTATAATCTTTTTGCGTCAAGTCTATCTTGGTTTTTCCCACCCCGATATTCCCCAGTCCGTCGGCGTTCACACGCTCTCTTTGCTGAGGCAGACCCATTGCTTTTGAAAACCTTGTATACTCCTGGGAAGTGCCACGATATCGGCAGCGTGCGTTGATGATATCCTCCTCATCAGCACCTGCCTCTTCAAGAAGATGTATCTTCTGTCGCTGAGCTCTCATTGCAGTTTCAAGCTTTCTTTGTCGCTGTAAAGCCTCATACTTTGTGTACTCTTTATCACCGTACTTAACAGGCTTGTTCTCCTCTGCATTCATCTGCGCAAGCTCCTCGTCTGTATAGGAGCGCTCAGATATGCCGGGGATAAAAGGGTAATAATCGTGATAGCAATTCGCTCCGCACAGACCTGTCACAGTACCAAGACCGCAGATAGTTTCAAGTTCTTTTTTGCTGTAGACCTTGCCCTGCCATTCTTGGTGAGAGGGTCTAGCCCCGCTGTGCCAAGTGACTTCAAAATAGTCTGTGCCAAGCTCTTTGGCGTTGTCCTCGTTCATCTTTGCGGTTAGCTGTGAAAGCCCTGTCATCACCGAACGCCTTGCGGCTACGTCTGCCCTGTTGCTCCAGCCTGTGGCATAGTCCACAGTACGCAGACCTGAGTTCGTCATATCCGAAATGACTTTCTTTATGACCGTGTTATAATCGAACGCTCCGCTTGCTATGCCCATTATGGCGTTATCAAGGCTCTGCTGATAGAAGTCTGCCGCCTGCGTGAATTTCAGCTTGCCGTCAGGCTGTTTTACTGCAAATCCAAGTGACTGAGATATGTTTTTAAGCTCCCCCGAAGTCTGCTCCGATACAGCCAACAGCAGCCTTTGCAGACCCTCATTTTCTTCAAGGGGTATCCGTGCCTTGCCTTTGGTCTTGTATATGCTATCGTCCCATTCATAGCCTTTTTGCAGGATATCATTGTACAGTTCTTTTATCTCAGCTTTGGAGAGGTCAAGATTATCGGCTATGGCTTTCTTTATCTCACGCTTGCTCATTCCAAGCTCGTGAAGCCTGTATATCTGCCAATCCGCCGAACGTGTTATCTCGCCGTTTATCTTTATCCTGCGGACGATATCCTCCATTATCTGCATTTCAAGGTCACGCAGGGGCTTGTCAAGAACCATTGAAGCTCGCTCTATCTCGCTTGCTTTGAGCATTATTCTATCACCTCTGCGGTGCTGTCGGAGGTCATTTTCTTAGCCGTTTCCTCGTCCTCACCATACCATTTCATTCGGTATTCCCACAGTGGCATAATACCCATAGAAACGTCCTGACGATCGCTTGCACGCTTTGTTTCATCATCTGCAAGGATACTGTCCTCGAAGTTCACAGACAGCTCATAACCGCTTTGAGTAAGCCCATTATAAAACGCCAGCGAATAGCACAGGTCTTCAAGGCAGACACGGAGGTTATTCTGTATCGCCGTGACAGTATCAAACTTTCTCTGCTTTGAGGACTTTATCTCCGTTGCCGTCTTATCAACTGTCTGAGGGTTTGAGATATCCCCATAGGACAGCCCCACAGCAAACTCTATTTCACGCTTGTATTCTTCAAGTCCTGCGATAAAATCAGCCTGTCTTAACTGCGGTGAGAACTCGTGATAAAAGTCACCGCTCGTGCCAGCCGACACGTTTACCCCTCTGAAAAGCCGTTCATTGAGCTTAGGCATTTCTGCACGTTTCTTACCTGTGAACGGGTCTGTAACAGGTCTTAACACAGCTTCGTCAACGTCTATTGCACGCTCTCCCGATTCAAACTCCCAATCGAGCCTGCCAAACTGGATATCAGCTTTTTTTATGACTTCTTCCGCACCTGCAAACACTGATACACCTGAATGTGAACCATCAACTGTATTGTCGATAGGGTTGACATAATAGCCGAAAGAGGGTCGCAGCATAAGGGGATAGGATATCTGAGGGATAAGCTCTGCCCACTCTGAAACAGCCGTGAGAGGTATCTCAGCACCAAGAGACACGCCGTCATTGGAGCGAAAAGCCCTGTTTGTGATAGTCAGCCCTTTTTCATAGTCCAGAGCGTGATATTCAAGCCTTATGCGGTAATCATTATCGCCCATGCGTTTTATTTCAGGGAAAATGACCTTTATAAGTCTGCCGTTCACGTCATACTCCACAGGAATGAACTGCGACTGCGGAACATACTGCACCTTATCAGTACCCAACGGCTTTATTATCATTGCTCCTGTTGCAAGACCTCTTTGCAGATTTTTGTTGAGGCTTTCAAGGGCGTTTTTCATTATGGCATCAAGCTTATCGTTGGAAACTTTCAGGGTCATTTCATTGATAGCCGTGTTTGCAAACTCCCTCACAACAGCGTGTTCAATCCGCAGAGAGTGAACTCCCTTGGGTGCTGCATTACCTGCATACATTCTGTCCCACTTGTCAATAGCTCTTATCATACTGTCCGTCACGGCGATATCAATACCGTAAACGCCCTTTATATCTGACTTTGAAAGCATTCTGCTTATCCACTCCCTTATTTTTGAAATAATGCCCATAGCTTACTGACCCCGCCTTTTCCATACTCTTTCCATTGCATACCGAACGGCGTCGATAACGTGGTCATTGCCGTCGGGATATCCGCTTATAACATTGCCCTCTTTATCCCTGTCATACTCGCAGTTGATGAACTCCTCGCAAGCCACAGGACAACGCTTGTTATCTATAACGATACTCCGCAGAGATTGCAGCCACTTATATGAATACTCCCTGCTGTTAGGGCCTTTTTCTGCGCCTCTCGCAAGCAAGCCGTATGCTCTGTAATCCTCAACGGACTTGTTCTCTGCACTGTCGCAGGTGATAAGATCGTTTGCTGTGATACCAAGCTCCAGTAAATGCTTTGCGGTATCAATGTTCTTTGTTTTGTTGCAGGTGTACTCCTGCCATATGAACAGCGTGTGCTGAGCAGGGGCATAATGCACTCTGACAAAAGCGTAAAGGTCGGGATACCAGCCCCAGTCAACGCCGTTATAGATGTTATCGAACTGTGCTATCTCGTCGTCGGTTATCTCTCTTATGAGGACGTTATCGAAAACATTGCCACCAGTACCGTTTGCAATGCCCATATACTCGTTCTCATAGGCAGTGGGATTGGTTTCTTTGAGAAATTCGGCGTCATCAAGAAAAGGCTTGCCAAGCCACTTTTTCGGCACAGTAAGATAAGTGCTTTCGGTAACGAGTCTGTCCGTTCTCGGCACTTTGATGTACTTATTCGCCCAGTTCTGAGCTGACTTCGGAGGGTTGAAAGACTTGAACTTATATGCTCTCTCGCCGCCTCTTATAACAGACTGTTCTATCGTTCGCACAGCTTCTTCACCGCCGAACTGGTCAAGCTCCTCAAACCACACGATGCCGATATAGCCAAAATGAGGCTTGATAGACTTCATCTTGTACGGGTCATCAGCACCACGAAAGTATATTTTCTGCCCTGTTGAAATGCGTGTGATCTCAAGGGGTGACTTTGTGCAGGCAAACTCATCATCAAGACCAAGTGCAGATATTGCCCAGAGTATCTGAGAATAAACGCTGTCTTTAAGAGTATTCGCCACAGCACGCAGGACGCAGGCGTGCATATTCTCGTTCTTCATCAGCAGGTCGATAACGTTCAGACCGCAGAATGAAGATTTAGTCGAGCCACGTCCGCCAGGGAAAACATACTCGGAATGTTCCTGCTCTGCAATATCGAACAGGACAGGTGAGAACGTAGGAGCAACAAGGCTCGCAGGGATACCGCTGTACGCCTTATCAGGCATAGAAACAGGCTCAAGCTTTTGTTTTTCAAGCCTGAGCCTTGCGTTATCGTATTTTATCTTATGTTTGAGCATATCGTCATCACGGATAATGTCACGCAGCTCTTTCACCGCCGCAACGTCCCCTTGCTTAGCCCTTGCCATAAGAGCCGCATTGACGAGGAGCATATTATTTATGAAGTCAGGGTCAAGGCTGTTAAGGTCAATGCCCTGCTCCACGAGGAACTCATAGTCCGTTCTGGTATTGGCAGGCTGTTCAAGCAGGAAGTCCATTACCTGTTTCATAGTCTTTTTACGTCTGCGGACTTCGCCTGATTTTTTACCGCCTTTGGAGCCGTTTTTTCGAGCTTCACTCGAGCTTGGAACTATTAAATTCTGTTCATTCGGCATTCACCTCACCTCTCTTTTGACATCTCCCTGCAACGCAAAAGGCACCCCGTTCGGAGTGTCTCTTGTGAAAATATTTTAAGGAATTTTGTAAATGGTGGAGCAGATCTGAGCGGTGGCTCGCTCTCGACCTGCATACACCGCCCGAAGCTCTAGAATATAGTTCACGGCTTGGCGGCGGTTCAAATATTATGTGTTGGCTTTTACGGGCAACCAACTGACCGTATGGAACAGAACGCAAGTTCATGCACTCACGTTCTGCATAGCCCCTTACGGGGCTTAGAAAATTGGAGGTGACTTCAATGAAAGTACAAGTCTGAGGTACATCTACACTTTCCTCAGTTTAAATTATAGCACACCTAAAACGAACAAAACGAACACACTTGATTATTTTTTCAAATATCTTTTGACTGCCATTCTACAGCCGTCCGCCGTACCTCCGACCTTGTGTCCTATCTGTATCCAAGTAAAGCCTTTTACAAACCTGAGTACAAATATCTTTCTCATCTGTCTATCTCCAATCCCCTTGATAAACTCCTCCACAGCCCTCTGTTCACGCTCTAATCGTGCCTGTTCGCACAGCAATGAAAGTGTATCACCGCTTGGCAAGAAACCGTCTATGCGTGTGCTGTGTGGTGTGTAGGACGGCGGAGTGCATACGCTGATACTGTCGGCAACGTACTTGCCCGAAAGCTCTGCCTTGATGTCCTCAATGGCTGAGGCGTTCCTGCGGTAGGCTTTCAGGCGTGGCATGGTCATTGGGTCGTTTCTTTCCATAGGATCCCTCCTCTCTGTATCTCTTACACTCAGCGGCATATCTGTAATTTGCTCCATCAATACAGGTACGTTTGTGTGTGCAGGTGTTACAACGGGTCACTTATCATCACCGTCCATTCTTGCTCCGCAGTTAGGACAGTAATTTATCTCACCGTGCGGATACTGAGCTATAAAGTGAATGATTTCACAATTACTACATCTAAGCTGATTAGGTGTGTTTGTATTCTCCCATGTTCCGTGCTTGACCTCCTGCACGTCTGCGTCAATATATTTTGCCACTTTTATCCCTCCTCGATCATTCTTCCGCAAACAGGACAGAACTCAAAACGGACTTCCTTGCCGTCTGCACCAAGCTTTTCGCTCCACTCTGTCACTCCATTGCAGTATTCACAGCCTGCATATTCAGGTAAGTTTACTCCGTTATGTTTTGCAAGCCCCTCGTCGCAGAGTATCAGTTCAAGTGCCTGCAATGCGTATACGAGCTTTTCTTCCCTGTCCTGCGTTTTGTTTATCTTCCATACCGTTGTCTGCCCTCTGCGGATATTCTCCTGCATTATGCAGGCTTGCCTGAAAAACCTGCCGTTTCGCTCTTTACTGTGAAGATATTCCCGCTTGTATTCCGCATGCTTGTCCTCGCATATCTCTTTCGACCAGCCCTCGTGCCTGTTCTTGTAGCCAAGTCTTGATAACTGTGAGAAATACTTATATTCCTCAGCAGGATACTCGTCATAGATAAGCCTGCCGTCTATCGCCATATCTTCACACCGTGCGAACTCTTCTTGTGACATTCTTTTGAAATCTGTTTTTATAGTTGATACCCCCTCTGTGACGGGTTGTGACGAGTTTATGCCGTTTTTTAAGAACTCTTTCTTTATATATATTCTTTTTATCGTCTTATACGAAAGGTTAGAAAAACCCGTCAACCCGTCACAACCCGTCACATTTGCAATTATTTACACATTATTATCGAGATTTATGCCGTTAAAATATGCGCCTGACCTTGTCTTTACTTTTTCAAAGCGTTTTGCAAGCTCCATACCGAACTTTGTTGAACTCATACGATATTCATTGTTCTGCTCAGCCCAGTTAAGATATGCCGCAAAAAGCTGACTTGACTTAACGCTCAGACCCTTGCCCACAGTACACTTATCCTCAACAAATGCAGAGATAACGTCCATTTCACGGCGGTACTCCCTCACTTCTTCAAGGACGGCACGAGGCATTTTTAACCCCTCTTTCTGCCACAGCAGACAGCCCTCGACCGCCCAGCGGAATATGCCCGTAAGCTCCGCCGACAGCTTGTATTTCAGCCTGCGGTCTATCTTTTCTTCGGGTATCTGCACAGTGAAAGGTATCATATGTATCCTGCGCCATATGCCCGTATCTGTTCCTCTGATGACAGGCTTATGGTTTGTCGCCATCCAAAGTTTGAACTCAGGCTTGAACTCGAACTCGTCGCCGTAAAGCTTTCTTGCCGTAACAGTATCGTCGCCTGTAAGCTGTTTGAGCAGACCCTCGTTGATACGAACACCCTCGTTAGGCTCAACGCTTGTCACGAGCCTCGCACCTTTGAGCCTTGCGATATCGCTGTTTATGGCGGTGCTTTGATTTGAACGCACCATAATAGTTTCAGGCTGGATATTTGCCGCATAGTCCCCGAAAATATCCCTTATGATATCAATGAAAGTTGACTTGCCGTTTCGTCCTGTTCCGTAAAGAAAGAACGCACATTGCTCGGTGGTCGAGCCTGTCAGGGAATATCCCACAGCTTTCTGAACGTATCTGATAAGGTCTTTGTCCCCTCTGAAAATGTCGTCAAGAAAGGCAAGCCAGCGAGGACAATCGGCATTCTCTGAATACTCAACGGCTGTCATTTTCGTCAGATATGTCATAGGGTCGTGAGGAGATATGCCGCCGCTTCGCAGGTCGATAACTCCACCCGGGGTATTGAGAACAGTTTTAAATCTGTCCATCTGAGCAGGCAGAACAGGAACGTGGTGCATGACCTCGCTTAGCATGGCGTTCTTTGATTTGTTAGAACGGCAGGACTTCATATGCTTTTCAAAGGCTTTCGCCATATCCGTTCCCTCGTCTGCGTCAAGCTGAGCGTACACTTTTGCCTCTGCCGCCATACAAGCCACAGCCTTATCTGCAAGGCGTTTAACTGTGCCTGTCATATCAGTACACCACTTTCTGCCGTCATACCAAAGCCAGCGTTTGTCTGTATAACAGTATCTCACCTGCTCGCCAAAAAGGTCAACAAAGCGTTCTGCGTTGCCCGTATCGTCAAATGAATAAAGTCTTGGCTTGGCTTCTTCCTGCTCCACAGCACCCACAGAAATCGGCTCAGAGGGTGACTTGAAGTTAAGAGAAAATCCCCCTGCGAACTTTGGCGAATAGGTCTTGTCGCAATCTGCAATGGCTTTCTGGATCGTGAGTGCACCATAGGTCGAACCGCTTTGCGCCCTGTCCCACTTTTCACGCATAAGACCTGAGGAGCGAAATATCATATCCATTTTCTCTGCGTCACAGCCTGTCCAGAAGGCAAGCATTGAGCAAAACGCCATATCAGCCTCAGACTGAGAGGTATATCCTGCGGTGCTGCCGCTGTAGAGCGACACGAACTTTCCTCCGTTCTTTGCACCTGCCGCAGCTTTGATTATTTGGTCTGCGGTGTCAAGTCTGACAGCAGGAACAGCCTTTGCCACAGGCTCGTGACCGCCTCCTATGTACTTTTCGTGCAATGGCTTTATGCTGTCGGAACACTCTGCGATACTCTCATATTCTGAGCAGGAGTTGCCTGTCATAACGAAAAATCTGCCGTCCTCATACATCTCAACTGAGCCTTTACGTCTTCCACGCTTCGGGAGCGTTCCTCTGCATATGATATGTATGCCCTTACCCGATTGAGATATCTCAGTATAGCTTTGTAGAGTGGAGATAAATTCAGATATGATGTTGCCGTTTTCTCCCCTTTGGTATGCCTCAAGCTCCTCCTCTTTGCCGTCAATGTCAACACCGAAATATGGACAGCCGCCGAACATAAATCCTATGCCCGAATGTTTTTCTGAGGCTCTCACCGCCGTATCGAAATCGCACCAAGTAGAGGGGTTATTTGACATAGCCCCTCCGCCTGTAAGTGCGTTTATCGGCACTTTCTTTATCTTCCCTCTCTTTTCATCTGGCACAGCGTCCCAGCATATCCAGTTTGGCAGGGCTTTAAGCTCCTGCGGTATTTGTTCGTACATATATCCAACTCCTAACATAAATTTTGAAAAGTCAAAGCCTTTCACTTATCCCCGAAAAACACCCAAAAAGTTGCATTAAAAATGCAACAATTGCAGAAATGTTGCCAAATTAAAATATAAATCATTTGTTTGCACAAAATATCATCTGCGTTTTTATGCAAAAGCACTATGACTTTTCGCTTTTCTCAGAAATCAGAACGGCACGCCGTCATCTGTAAGCACGTCCTCAAAATCTTCAAGCGAACCTATGGCGCTGTCAGCCTGCGTATTTGTCTTAGGCATTGCAAAGCCCGTCTGCTTAGTTGCAAAGCTGTCTGCCTTTGGCGCAGAGGATTTGAACTTATGCTTGCACTCAGGATACTTTGTAGGGTTGACAAAATTAATGCGTTCCTGCTCTTTGCCGTTCCATTCCTCATGCGTGAGATCTACCCTTATGCACTTGTTCAGCAGGTCGGTGCAGTATGCCTTAAGGCTGTCATACTCCTTGCCGTCAGGAAGCTGAGCCGCCTTGCCCATTGCCATAAGCTGAGCAAAGTTGTAGCCCTCCACCTGCATATCGTTCTCGTTAGGCTCATGCTTTTTCCATATGGTGTGGAACAGGCAGGAGTTGCCGTATTTCTGTCCCTGCACGTCATTTCTGATGACGAGAGTGAAGTTAAGACCCACCGAGCCTTTCTTTGTTGTGCGTTCCTCGATAGCGGTTATGATGCACTCGTAAACGCCCTCAGGCTTTAATCCGTTCTGAAATGCCTCTGATTGATTTGACTTAAATCCCATTTTTTATTCCTCCATTAGTAAATTTACTGCGTCCTCTGCTGATCGGCATATGCCTGCCAATGCTCCGCACTCACGCATTTTTGTTATGAACTTCTTCTGCTCGGGACGAACTCGCCCCGACTTTGTTTTGACTTCGATAAAGACAGCTTTTCCGTCCTTATGCCTTACGCCGAACAGATCTGAAAAACCTTTCGGCACGCCTGTGGTGAAATATCTGCCGTCAACTGTTCTGCCCTCGCCCACGTTCACACGAAAGACAGTGCAGTAGGGCGATACCGCACAGCGTATCTCGTTTTGTATCCTGTGTTCTTCCGTCAACCTATAAGCCCCCTTTGCCTTGCCTGATAATACGCCCAGCCTGATTTGTAACCGTGACTTTTCGCATACTGCAAAAGTTCGGGATAGGTATGACAATCGGCAGGCGAGCTGAAATCAAGCTTGAATCCCTCCACCTTTACAAGCCCCACGCTGCTGTCTGTTTCAAGCTTTCTCTCGGCTGAGGGAAACTCATATCCGCAGTGAGGACAGCATACTTTCACCCCCGCAGGAGGAGCAGAGAAAGTATAGAAACATTCAGGGCATTGTTTCACCTTGTCGCTCTGCTCCTGCTTTTTATGCTGAGCTTTTGGCTTTTTCTCCAAGCTCCACTCCCTGTCGTCATCAGGCATACCAAACCTTGCATAGTTGCCAACGTGGTCGATTATGACGGCTCTTTTGTTAGGTCTGTACCGCATACATCTCATAGCCTGCTGAATGTAAAGAGTAAGGCTCTTGGTGGGTCGCAGGAGTATGGCACACTCGCAGTCGGGGACGTCAAAGCCCTCTGAGACAAGGTCAACGTTGCACAGCACAGTTATATCTCCCCTGCGGAAAGCTGAGATAATGCTGTCACGCTCTGCCTTTGGGGTCGAGCCGTCAATATGAGCCGCCTTTATGCCATTTTCATTAAATACCTCTGCCGTCCGCTGAGAATGTCTTACAGAAGCACAGTAGCAGACCGCTTTTTTACCCAAAGCAAGCTGTTTGTAATACTTTATGACGTCACCGAAAACAGTGTTTTTCACCATAGCTTTCTCTATCTCCGCCGCCATATATTCCCCGTGAGAAACGTGAAGCCCTGTAAGGTCGGCAACGTCAGGAGCATAGTAGTCATAAGGTGCAAGACAGTTGTTATCAATAAGCCATTTTGCGGATACGCCAATGATAAGCTTGTCGTTCACGTCACCAAGCCCGTCACCATTAAGGCGGACAGGGGTCGCTGTAACGCCCACTCTCGGCACGTCCGAAAAGTATTCGTATATGCGTTTGTAGGATTGAGCAAGGCTGTGATGATTTTCGTCAGTTATGATAAGTGCAGGTCTGGCAAGCTTTTTAAGCCGTCTTGTAACAGTCTGCACCATACCAACCTCGCAAAGCCTCATATCAACGCCCCAGCGGATAAACGTCTTTTTTATCTGCTCCACAAGCTCACGTCTGTGGACGAGAAAAAGCACTCTCTTGCCGTTAAAGGTCGTTCGCCTGGCCATTTCAGCCACTATGCAGGACTTTCCGCCACCGCAGGGCAGGACTATGCAGGGTGCTTTATACCCTGCACGCCAAGCCTGCCTTACCTGCTCCACCAGCTCATTCTGATACGCTCTCAGCTTCATTGGACTTCGCCGCCTTTACCTTTTTCAGAACGCATTTCATACAAAGCTGTTTGCCGTAATTCTTCATCGAGCCGTCTATTATCTGCTGAACTGTACGCTTGCCGTCTGACATTATCGTCTTTCCGCACTCAGAACATCTTGCTGGGTCCTCACCCTGGTCAAGAAACTCTTTGAGCTGCCTGCCAAGTTCGGGCGTTATTACTCCTGCCCAGCCGTCAAGAAAAGTGGTATCCTTTGAGGGCTGAGCGATATGATCTCTGTTTATCTGAAAACAGATATCGAACTCATACTCGGTGTTGTCACGCTGAACAGGTGCAAGACCTATCTTCACCGGAACGTTCTTGCCTTTGTCATTGAGTTCCATTGCATATGCCATTTTCGTCCTCATTGTCACGATAGTGTGGCACGGCACGGAAAGAAGTGCGTTCACAAGCTTGTTTTGATACTTGCCGGCCTCGTCCCAAGCGGTGTAATCATTCTTGCCCTGACGCTGAGCTATCTGCGATTTGATATCCAGCACTCCGCCCTCGTTATCCCAAGCGTGCGAAAAGCTGTCAACGATAATAACGCCGTCCTCGCCCACCGCCTCAGCAGCAGACTGAGCATACTCTATGTATCTTGCAGGAGAATAAGGCGGCGTGAGCGGAGCATAAAGAAAGCTGCCTGTTTTAAGGTCTGTTCTGTCAGCGTAAAAGCGACCACGCTCATGCTCAGTGTCGATAAGAGCAACCTTGCCCCAATCCCCTGCAATACCATAGCCGAGATAAAGAGATGAAAGTGATTTGCCTGCACCTGACGGACCTATCACGGCTATTCTTGCCTTTGATTTTGCTCTTGTGACTGTAGAAAATTCAACCATTCTCTTTTCCTCCTTATCTTATGGTCAGTCCCGGTCTGCGGACAACAGCCGCATAGGGGATCTCTCTGCCTGCTTCGATAGCCGCCTTGACAGCCGTCTTGCTTATGTCAGGATCTTTGTATTTCAGCAGGCTGTCATCATTGACCTTTGCCCACTCCACAAAGGCTTTCGGGTCTGTTATCTCAGTGCTTTCCCTGCCCTTTGTAATGCTTATCTTAGCCATAACGCCCTCTATTTTGTTAAGGTTGACCCTCTGCATACTGTTCATAAGATAAGCTTTAAGGCTCTCTGCCTGCTTGATTTTCTGCTCACGTCTTGCTTTGAGGGCTTTCTCCTCTGTTTCAAGCATTTTCGCCTCGCTGTTCAGCACCTTGACATAAGCCGCAACGTTCTCCGCCTTGTCCGTAAAATCAGCCTCAACGCATTCAAGTGTATCAAACCACACCTTTTCAGCCTCAGCCTTTTCCTCTGCCGTAAGCTCGGCATTTTCCGTCATATCCTCAAGGCTGTCAAAAAGCCTCTGAAAATCGTTTGTAAGCTCATAAAGTTTCATTTTTTTATACCTCCAGTTTTGAATTGATTATATCCGCAAGCTGTCTTGCTTTCTGTGTGAAAAGTCCGTAATTGTCGCTGTCATTATGCTCGTTCACAAAGTCCACGAGCCTTGTTACGCTGTCAACAGCGGTGGAAAGATAAGCCTTGAATATGGCTTTATCGTCCTGCACGGGGGCGGTATCCGCCTTCCCCGCAAGCTTTTTCTCATACTCCGCCTTAGTTCTTTCAAGCTCTTCACGAAGCTGTGAAAGCTTGTCCTGCTTATCCTTTTCAGCCTGCTCAGCTTTCTGCAAAAGCTCTCTGCGGTCTTTCAGGCTGTCCTCTTCAAGCTTTGAATATTTTTCCGACCAGTCAAGGTCAACACGCCGCATAGCGTCTTTAAGGTTCGCCACCTCTTTACTGTCCGTTTCCACAGCTACCTCGATAGGACGGCTCTCAAGCTCCTTTATCTCGGCTTCAAGCTGTGTTACCTTATTTTTCATTTCAAGCACCTTTTTATCCGCCATAAAGACCTGATGGCTTGCCTCTGCATTTGACTCCATGGCCCTGTCACGTTCGTTCTGCAAAATATCTATTTTTGCTTTGAGCTCCTTGACAGTAGTGCTTTCAAGGTCGATATTTTCGGCAAGCTCTGTTCGCTCTTCGTCGGAAAGCTTAGCAAGAAGTGTCAGCTTTTTAACTCCAATTCGTGAACTCGAGTTCACAAATTCTTTCGGCAATTTCTCAACAACAGAAATGTAGTTATATACTTGTCTGTCCGAAAAGCCTGTTTCAGATTTACAGTAATCATTAAATTCCGAATACCCAAGCTCCTTGTAAAGCCTGCTGTCCCTCATTTCCTTAAAGCCCATACACATATCGTAAAGGCTCTGCTGTGCAAGCTGAGCTGAGGTCTTTATCCTGCGGTCAAGCTCAGCCGCCCTGATATATTCTGCCGATAGTTCGTTCATGCTGTTTTACGCTCCTTTCGTTTCTCAGCGAACACCCTGTCAAGATACCGCTGATACTTCTGTTCAAAGTCCTTTATCTCCTGCGGTTTATCCTCACCGCCGTTGACTACCATGTTGTTTCTATACCCTCTGCACTGCACGATACCGCCGTACTTGCTCACCTCAACAGTATAGTAAGGCTTGTCAGGCTCAGAAACTTTTCTCAGAAACATTATGCTGAGTTTCCCCATAGCATGGCGTTCTGCATATCCGCCCACACAATGGGAAAGTATCCTGCCCTCGTCCTCTATCTCTTTCAAACTGTGTGGCTGCCTGACAAGTAAGCCGTCTGCCGAAAATTCAAGGCAAACACGCTCTGCAAGCCTTTTCGTGAAGTTCTGCAAAACAAGCTCGTCATGCTCATAGTTGATGATCTGAGTAAGCCTGTTGTGCATTGTCCAGAAATCGTGTGGCAATGCTATCATTGTATCGTGAATGTTATACTCCAGCGTTTCACACTGCTCCAGATAGTCGCTGTAATCAAGAGGTGTCATTTTCTGCTCGTGTATGTATCGCGCCACCCTTTGCGGTGTAAGACCTGTTATCCTCACAAGACGTTCAAGAGTGCCGTGTTCGTTCTTAAAGACCTTTGCTATATTCAGTAAATCTTCTGGCCTGAGTTTTGAATATTCCTCACGATAGTCAAGATACTGCTCCCACAGATGTTCGCTGCCTTTGAGTGTCTTGAACTCCGTCTTGTTTAGTCCGAGCATTTTCAGCAGGTCATTACTTTTCCAGTTTACACGCTGAGAGAGCAGGAACTTTTCCTGATATCCCCACCAACCTGTATATCTCACGCTTGTTACGTCATAGCCTTGTTTCATAAGATACTCAAGATTAGGGTGCTTGCAATATGCGTGAAGATAACATATAAGCATATTGCCGTGATAATGCTGATACTGACTGTACCGCATATCCGACTTGTCTATGGCTTTAATGTTCAGTACCGAATAGGAATTATCATAGTTATATCCCATACAGCACTTGCAAAAGACAGGCTCACGGAAGTCATTACGCACAGACCAGTTAATGCCGTTATCACTGCCGTATCTCACCGATCCGTCACTGGCGAACACATACCGCTGCCTTTCCACAAGGTCACCTTTTGAGTATCGGTGAAAGCAACGTGCAAAAAGCTCAGCTCCCCTTGTGAGGAACACCACATAATTCTTAGCACCTCTGCCTTTCATCTTATCCATAAGCTCTTTATCCACCGCAGGAAAGCAGTAGATAAGAGCCTCTTTTCTTGTCTTTTTCATACTGTCACCTCAGAAGTCAAGCAAGCTGTCAAGTGATAGGCTGACAGGCGGTTTTGCCGTTTCATTGCTGTCTGAGCCGTCGCCCAGGTCGATCGTCATATTGAAATGAACGTCCGCACCCTTGAAGTAAAAGCTTACAGCTCTGCGGTAGACCTCGATATCCGAAATACTTCCCCTTACACCCTTAACAGCGTTTTCTACACACTCGGCGAAAGTTCTGTCCGTCTGCAGGACCGCCTGAGCGAACTCCTCGTTCTGCTCACAGAAAGTTTTGAGAGCCTCAAGAGTAGGCTTTGCAACCGCCTGCGCATACTTGCCAAGCTTAGCGGCAGACAGTTCCTGCGACAGCTTGTCCTGAGCTTTCTTTGCGTTAATGTTCATTGCCGTTCTCCTTCCACTGGTTTTCCATACATTCATCAAACTTTTGCAGTTCCTCATCTGTTGGTTCGTCCTCTGGTCTGCCCTTATCAAATCCCAACGTACAGCCACTTTCAAAGCAACAGCCTGCTAGGTCGGCAGAGCATTCCACGTCATCGCCATATTTACGATATCCCCAAGCACAATCCTGACAGCACTTCATGACAGGATCTATACAACGTGTTGGCAAGCCTTTCATTTGCCGTCACCGCCTCTCAGCCTCTCGATATTTTTCTTTAAAGCTACGATATATCCCGTCAGATACCCGTTCGGGTAGTCATTAAGGGCTATTTCTGATATTGCCTCTAGCTCCTCTTGACAAATGTCAAGAAGTGTGCTATCGTTAAGGTGTATGTTATCGGTATCTTTTGATACCACCTCCGAGCTTGTGCCTGTTGCCGCAGGTGCAGGCTCGTTTTCTTTTAGGTACTCTGCCAAATACACACCACACTTAAAATCTTTTTCGCTTAGCGGACAATTTTCGCAACTAGCAGTAAATCCTGTACAGCACTCCACCGCCTTTTCAAACTCCTCTTTCGTTATCATCGTCATTCTCCTTTCCAATAGGTCTTACGCTCATATACTGCCTGCCGTCATAGTCCATCTTCTTCACAGGCTCAAGTCCCTTATCCCTCAGCGACCTTGCGGCATCGCCAAGCCCTTTGTCGAAGTCCTCACGGGTCTTGTAGAATGCACATCTACGGCAGTAATCTCTCGTTGGCGTTACTGTCAGCGCACCGCACTCGTCAGACTTGACATTTGAATGGAACACGCAAAGGCTTACCGCTCCACTGCCGTTGTCAAGGGGCTTGTCCCTCTTAAATACCTCTCTCATCACTATCATCACTTTCGTCCTCCTCGTTTTCAAAACGTTTCTCCCAGTGCCTATCAGCCACGCTCAGCACAAGATACATCACTACATCTATCCCTGCAAGCACTGCTATTGTTATCAGCAGTATCAACGCCATTTTACCACTTTCCTTTCGTTTGTATCTCGACCTTAACTATGGGTCTGCCTGCTTCTCTCACTGCCTTCTCCAGCTCCTCACGGATTGCGGTTTCGGCTGTCTCTTTGATGTTGCGATACAGTCCATAGATTGCCAACGCAAACAGTGCCACACATAACGCTATTGCAGCTACGAATCTGATGATCTCCAGCGTTGCTATCATGTTGTTCATTTTCTCACGTCCTTTCATTTTAACGTCCTGTGTTTTAAGCTATCCACTCAGGGTGTTCAGTCCTCGCCGTTTCACAAAGCTTATCCCAGAGCGACGGGTCACGCCCGACCATATCCTGCAAAGCTCCGGCAAGCTTGCGGCCGATACTGTCCGCAGCCGCCTGTCGCTCCTGCTCCGTGCAATCGTCCCAAAGCTTGTAACTCTTGCCGCCGTCGAACGAAACGTGCCTTATGACCTTTAAAGGCGGATATTTCGGCATTTTTATCACCTCCTACTCAATTCTATTGGATATCGGGGTTGTACTATGCTAGACAAGCTCCTCGATAACGGCGATGTTCTCGCCCTCTGAGCGGTCAACAAGGTCCATAGCCTCGCCTGCCGTTTTTGCCGTGACTGTTACCAGCCTTACACCGCTGAACTTGTCTGTCAGCTTAATTTTGTAGTGTTTCATTCTTGTACCTCCTTGAAATTTTATCCTCTATGCGGTATAATGTAGAAAACATGAAAAGAGGAATATGTTATGCTAGACACTCAAACATTGAAAATACTCAAACACATAAATAAAAATCCGAATGTTTCTTTAAAAACCCTTACTGCAAAGTTTGGTGAAAGCTGTAAAGATTCCACTAAATTGTTGCAGAAAAATGATTTTATTTCAAATGAATCCGCAGGATATCACCCGACTGCATTTGTGCCAATGTATAAAAACATATTTCGCATTCTTCCTCAGGGAAAAGCATATCTCCAAAGCATTTCTAAAGAAAGAATCAAATATTGGGTGCCAATAATTATTGCTGATCTATTGTCAGCAGCCGCCATTGTTGTATCTATTTTAAAATAGATATCACTATTGCTGTTATGGAGGCTACTATCGGAAATATAGTTAAAATAAATCCAAGTTTATTCTCTTTCCACATTTCACGATAACTTTCAATTATAAGTTTCAACAACTGCACTTTTCTCACCCCCTCTTTAATCACTTGTTGCATTATGCAACTCACTGAGTAAAAAAATATTTGCCGAACTCTCCAGCATCAATGTGGAGCAAGTGTGACAGTTTCTCAGCCTCGTCCAAGTCAAACGGACGAACATTGTTTATTTTCTGATTAGCTGTAGGTTGAGCTATGTTTAAACAATGTGCAACGTCAGCTTGGGTCAGTTCAAGCTCCTTCATTCTACCCTTGATCTTGTTCGTGTTTACCATATGCCAGCCTCCTTTCTTGTTGCATTATGCAACTTACTGCATTATCATAATAGCACATAACTTTTTACTTGTCAATAGCATTTTGCAACATTTTTTTATTTTTTTTAAAAAAGCTATTGCATTATGCAATTTAATGTGATATAATCATTATAACGAAAGCAGGTGAGCAAGATTTGAATACCGTAGAAATTGGAAATAGAATAAAAGCTGCAAGAGAAGAAAAAGGACTTACACAAGAAGAACTTGGTATCCGTCTTGGATTGAATAAATCAACTATCCAAAGATATGAGGCAGGAAAAATTCTCAGAATAAAATTGCCTGTTCTTGAATCAATCGCTATTGAGTTGAATGTTAATCCTGAATATCTTGCATTAAAAACTGATGATCCTAGTCCTAAACATTCTTCTCAAATTATAGAATCTAACGCAACCATACTCCCGCAAGACAACGTACATATAATACCTATATATGAGAGCGTGTCGGCTGGGTTTGGTGCTTATGCTGACGATTATGTTGTAGGCTATATGCCGCTTTATATCGTCAGCGAGGAAGAAGCTAAGAATACGATGTGCATTGTCGTTTCGGGGGACAGTATGTATCCGAAGATAGAGAACGGCGACAAGATACAAGTATTAAGGCAGGATTGGGCTGAGGACGGACAGGTAGTTGTTGCCCTTATCGACGGCGAAAACGGCGTTGTGAAGAAAATCAAGTATTCTGATGACAAGATAACCCTTGTATCATTCAATCCCGAATATCAGCCGAGAGAGTTTGTCGGTGCAGAAAGAGACCGTATAAGAATACTCGGCATTGTAAAAACAGTTATAAAATCCTTATAACAAAAAAAAGATCCCCGTCAGCACCGCAAATACTGACAGGGATAGCACACAGAATTTTCTCCTGCATGATTACAAATACATTATATCACCAATTTAAGACATTGTAAATGATTTCAATAAATTGTTTACAAATGTCGATTTATAGGGAGGAAAAATTATGACTTGTCCAAATTGTAAAGGTGAAAACGCACCAGGAGTGGCAGTATGTGAATATTGCGGTCACGAACTGCCGCAGCCGCAGAAAATTGACAACCACGTTGAGCATAACAGCAATATCGTTCAAAATATTACATACGTTACAAATGTCCGACAGGTAACGCCACGAGCTTCTGAAAAACGATACAGCCCAAAAAGCAAAAGAACAGCCACTATACTATGCTTACTGACCTTTTTAGGCTTGGGCGGTTTGAATAGATTCTATGTTGGAAAAATCGGTACAGGAATATTATATTTACTCACGATCGGTGGTTTCTTTATCGGAACAATATTCGACCTTGTAAAACTCTCAAAAGGTACATTTACCGATTCAAAAGGACTGGTATTAAAATAAAAAAAAATCTCGCCCCCAAGTGCTACCAACACTCAGAGGCGAGCAGAGCGGATACTACCAATATCAGCTCGATTCAAATTCACACTAACCCATTAAGAAAGGGCGAATTCTGCCCTTTTATTATACTGCATATTATTAAATATGTCAAGAAAATAGGAGGAAAAAATCAATGAAGATCGCAGCGGCTTACGTTCGTGTTTCCACCGAAGAGCAAACAGAGCTGTCCCCTGACAGCCAGGCCAAGCTCATTCGTGAATACGCTAAGAAAAACGGCTATATCGTGCCGAAAGAGTTCATCTTCCACGATGACGGCATTTCGGGACGTTCCACCGCCAAGCGGCAGGGCTTTAATCAGATGATAGGCACAGCCAAACTCAAGCCAAAACCATTTGACGCTATCTTACTGTGGAAATTCAGCCGTTTCGCCCGCAATCGTGAGGACAGTATCGTCTATAAATCAATGCTCCGAAAACTTGGTATCGACGTCATTTCTATCTCCGAAAACGTCGGTGACGACAAAATGTCCGTGCTTATCGAGGCTATGATAGAGGCAATGGACGAGTATTACAGCATTAACCTTGCCGAAGAAGTCAAGCGTGGTATGACGGAAAAGTTCGGGCGAGGTCTGAAAGTTTCAGGTCCTCCGCTGGGCTATGATATGAAGAACGGCGAATTTGTGGTCAATGAGCAGGGGGCCGAGATCGTTCGCCGCATTTTCGATATGTACGTCAACCAAGATATGGGCTACCTCAATATCGCCCGTGAGCTGAACGCTGAGGGCATACGCACCCTGCATGGCAATGATTTTGAGACCCGCACTATCGCTTACATCATCAAAAATCCCGTCTATATCGGTATGCAGCGTTGGACGCCCGGCGGAGGTGGCTCAAAGGGTCACTACCGCTCTGCCGTAGCCGAGAACGTTGTTGTAACGCAAGCTCACCACCCTGCCATTATCGACAAGGAGATTTTTGAAAAGGCTCAGCAGAAAGCTGCAAAGACTCACAGACCATACGAACGCAGTGGATCCACCAAGCACGAGTATATGCTCAGGGGTCTGCTGAAATGCAGTTCTTGTGGCTCAAACCTTACAATGGCGTCGGTCAAGAGCGGCACTCTGCAATGCTATCAGTACGCTCACGGGCGGTGTAAGGAGTCCCATGCTATTACTATCGGTAAGATAGACAAGGCGGTCATAGAGGACATACAGGGGCTTGTGGACGGCACAGCGACCGATTACAAGCTTGTTGACCAATCCCCTGTCAAGCCAAAGAAAGACACGTCCAAGTTTGAGACACAGCTTGAACGAGAGCGAATGAAACTCGAACGAGTTAAGGCGGCATATGCAGACGGCATTGACACGCTGGAGGAATACAAACGCAACAAGTCGGAAGTCCTCGCCAACATTGCAGAGCTGGAAAGCAAGCTCCGCCAAGCCCAGCCACCAAAGCCACAGCCCACCGCCGACCGCCTACCTGATCTGAAAGTCAGGGCGCAGGAAGTCCTCAAGGTCGTAACCTCGCCTAATGCCACACCTATGGAAAAGAACAACGCTTTGCGCACTATTGTTGACAAAGTTGTCTTTGACCGCAAGACGTCAAGTATTGAAATGTATTATCTGTGTTGA